TAAGACTGCATCTGTAGTACTATTACCAAACTCGTTGTCTTGACCAGTTTGTGTAATTGTTAACGTAAGACCGGCGCCTGCTTGATTTACATATATTTCATTTGCAAAAGCAACAGTTATTGCTGCTAAAGACGCTAAGCCTCCTATTATTAAAGCTTTCATTTGTATCTCCCTATTAATGATTATGAATTAAAATTTCTTCAGAAAATTTCCAAAGACCTTTATCTTCCCCTGCAAGTATAAGCTCTACAATGCCTGCTTCAATTGCAGCTCTAACTGCATAATTAACAGGTTCATTTATAGACCATCCTACTTCGCTTTCTATAATCTGTGTACCGAGATCTAGAAATTTAAAAATGTCGCCACCGCTTCTATAACTTGCTATTGTTTTTTCTGTTGCAACACTTACTAGAACTCTCCCGGTTTGTACACTTACTAAACGCATCGATACAGTAACTCTATCCATCCTATACTCGTCCTGTAGACCAAGTCCTAAATAGCGAGCGCCCATACCCCCGGTTGCTATGTTACTATCATACCCGACTATTCCGCCTTCTAACAAAAGACCAGCAAACATTAATGGATCTAATGGTTCTGGCCCGTTTGGGCTAGATCGGTCGTATACTTCTCTAGTATTTCTTATTAGTTGTCGTTCTTTAATTAAATTATCCATGCCTATACGCTCGACCACGTCAAACCAACTTCCATTCCCTACTTCCTGTAAAGCTTGTATTACCCAAACTTCTGCACCTTGAGTCACTGCTGAACTAAGATTGGCAAGTTTGTCACTAGGCTTTCTTTGTCCAGTTTTGTCTAAAAAACTGTACACACCAATTGCAATTTTTGGACCATCGATAGGAGGTATTGCGTCAAGATGAATTTGGTGACCTTGTACTTGCGGAGGACCAACTGACTCTTTTACATCTTGCATCATATCATAACTTGTGCAACTAGCTAAAACTAAAAAGGATAAACTTATTAATAATTTTTTTATCATTAGAAATTAAATTCTCCCGCTCCTGGTATAGTAATTTCTGTATTACCGTCAGGACCATTTATTTCTAAAGTTATGGTACCTGTAAGTGTATCTTTAGTCCATGTAATAATGTTGTTTTCAATTTCTGCTGAACCACTAGTAGCACAATTATCTGTACAATCAGCAAACATTGCATCTACCATTTGTTTACTAAGCGTTGCATAAATTCTTGATTCTAAATTTCTAATAAATTTATTTAATACTGAATTTTCTAGTTCACGCTCTAATCTAGCTTCTTCTGCTTCGGCTTGTTTTCTAAGATCTTCTTGCGCATTAAACTTCAATTGCTCTGCACTAAGCACATGTGTACTATATCCATTGCCAAAATGAAATGCTGGGCTTTTGAAACCCCATACTAGATCAGCTTGTGCATGCGCTGCAACAATTGTGCAAAGCAAACTCCCTATCAAAACCCTCATAATTTTTCTCCTAAGTATTTAACCTTTGTAATATTTTAACACTATACAAGGTTAATTTTTTCATAAATATGATAGGGCATTATAAGGAGAGGGCAATGCAACAAAATGAATATGACGTCACCGTTCTCAAAGTAGTAGACGGGGATACAGTAGATGTTGACATAGATTTAGGTTTTGGCGTAACACTTAAAAATGAACGTGTGAGAATCATGGGAATTGACACTCCTGAATCTAGAACAAGTGATAAAGTTGAAGATTTATTCGGCGAAGCTGCTAAAGCTAGACTGAAACAATTAATGGAAGGCAAAGCAAAACTTATAACAACAGAAGACAAAAAAGGCGAAGATATGAAAGGCAAGTTTGGACGTATCTTAGGTGACTTTTACGTTGAACATACTGAAGGCGTAAAAGAAAAAGTTACAGATATCTTAATTGCAGAAGGTCATGCTGTTGCTTACTTTGGCGGTTCCAAAGAAGAAATTCAAATGAAGCATATGGCTAATCGAGAAAAACTTTTACGCGAAGGCGTGGTGTTAAAAGAGGATTATGATCGAGCAGTTGAAAAAATGGCCTAAGCAATTTTTTCATAAAAAGTATAGACTCTATCCCACCAAGCAGATTCCCATTCGGCAAACTCATCTGGCCAAATATCAAACTGCTGATATTCGCCATCACGACTACACATAAACACATGGCCTTCGCAGATGTTAGTGCCGTATATTTCATTGTGTGCAATAGCATAAGCCGTAAGTTGTAGGAAATAATCTTCAACCCATTCAACTTTCTTAGGCTTATTGGTTTGCTTAAAATCCATAATAGCAGGCTGACCTTTGTATGTGCCAACAAGATCAGTTGTTCCTGCATAGAGTTGTGGTACATAAAGTTGTACTTCTGAACCCCAAATTTCTCCTACATCTTGCATAGCATGTAATTTAATTTGCTCTGCCATACTATGAGCTTGCTGAGCATACGGATTAGAACCAGGCATTGGCCATTCGCCTGTATCGACGTAATCCTCTAAATACTTGTGCATACGAGTGCCTACTCCAGCAGCTTCGGTTGTAATTTCTTTTGCTTTAGCTTCGCCTACACGTTTACGCCAAGCAATAAGATGTGTTTTATCTTTAGTGGCATCAAGTATAGTCGTTACGCTTGCTACCGCACTTCCGTCTGGTGTTAGGTATCTGCGTTTTCCGTCAACGCTAGTTCTATCCAGCTTTTGGTAATTGTACTTGTTCTGTATCAGTGTCATCTTCGTCGTCCCATGAATCCCAATCATAAAAATCCATTGATGAATAAAATGGATCAACAGTGCTCATAGGATCGTCTTGAGCTTCTACAGTTTTAATTTCTGGAATATAGTGCATAAGCATGTTTTCAATGCCCATTTTTAAAGTCATTGTACTGCCTGCGCAGCCGCTACACGCTCCGCCTAGCTCGAGTAATAGGTGCCCATCATTATAATCTAAAAATTCAATATTGCCGCCGTGCCCGGCAACAGCAGGTTTTACCCGTTCTTCTATGAGAAGTTTTATCTCCTCAACAATTGTTTCTGTTGTTCTTTCGGTCATAATTTAATTATACTAAATTTTTAAAATTTGTCAAGATATTTCAGTATTGTCGCCAGGAGTCAAATCTTGGCTCATAGCTGTGTTCGTAGCATTCGTTGCCATAGCAGCTAACTTATCACTTGTATCATCTTTTGGTTGCTCAGCTTTTCCTGGAAGTGATGCGTCGGTCTTGATTACTATCTTATCAGAATCAAATTCTTCAATTATGTCTTTGAACTTTGGATCGTCGTATACGACATTAATATCGTCGATACCAGTAAATTGTGGATAACCAATGTTAGACATAATTTCATTAAGGTCTTTGTTTATAGCACCCTGCACTGGTTGAAAAGGGCCGTAGTGCAATACTAAGGCCTTTTTTTCTTGATTAGCTTCGCCTTGTAAATTTCTAAAAACTGAATACAAGGCATTAGTGTCTATGTTTTCTCGCAGGATTTCTGCAAAGCGCATTTTTAGTAACTTTTCTTTTTTCTACGTAAAGTTTTCTTTTTCTTTTTACCGTAGCCTTCGCTCATGATCATGCCAAGTCTGCGTGAAAGATCAACGGATTCACGTCTTGCACGGTCAGCTGGCTCTTCGCCTCCTGCTGCTGCTGCACTTGCACCAAAGTCGTCATCGCCTGGTGCTTCTATATCCATATCCATGTCACCGCCTAGCTCTTCATCGCCTGTTGGAGCTGGTGGACCTTCAGCTGCGCCCATAGGAGCTACTGCTCCGCCTTCGCCGGTAAGCAAACCAACACCTGCAATTAAACCATTACGTGTTTGTTCCATTGCTGCATAAAGTGCTTCTAACCCAGGCTTTACTGTATCTTGGAATTGCTGGCTGGTGTCTGCTCCTAGTTCATCACGGATAGCATCTGCTAACTGTAGCATAGTTTCGCTTTGCATTTCAGCAGTATCGTCCATCCAACCTGTAACTCTATCTACCATATCTTTCGATGCCATTACAAGTTCAGCTTTGTCTTCAGCACCTTCAATAAGAGCAGCACGATTATCAATTTCAGCTTCTAAAATTTCTACAAACAATGAGTTTTTATTATACTCGTCAGTATTAACATAATCATATCTATTAGATTCTAGCAGCTTATTCATTTTGCTAACTAGGGTTTTATGCATTTCTAACAATTGATTATAAGAATAGTCATTTAAATCAACGTCAGTTGCGAACCTTTCTACTAGATTATTTCTTAATTCTTTGTATGTAGGCTTTTTATTCATATCTGTAAGTTTCATAGCACTTTCCAATTTCTATATAATATTTATCTAATTGAAAAAAAATATTTGATAAATGTTCTGCAGCTTGATTCATATTCTCTGCACCAATCTCATACCTAGTTTCTAAAACTTGTTTTTTAAAATTATCTTTGGTTTGTTCCATAGAATGTTTATAAAATACACAGTCATTGTAATTTTTTCTTATTTTGTTATCTAAGGTTTTTACATCTTGCATAATTTTTACAGAAAAATCATAACGTGCAAGACTTAGGGCAGCAAGTTTTGTAAAAGTTTCTGTTTTGTATTTTTTGTTTTGAAAAATTTTATAGGCACGGTTGCTTTTTTTAATGCATGTATTGCCTATATAGATAGCATTGCCTTTTTGATAAGGAAAAAGTTTTATATCAATATCATTCAGGAGCTGTTTTAAACGGGGTATGACAGTATTCATTACGTTTTACAAAAGTACTTCCATCTTTCTTTGTAGTATTTACTAGATTCTTTCTCTCTAGTGTTTTTAAAATGACTTCTTCTCGTTCTGTTAAACTTTCTATCGGCACTGGTAGGCCTAGCTTACTTAAAAGCTTTTGTTCTTCGTTAGATCTGTGTATTTCGTAACCTAATACAAGCTCGTTAATTTTCATGCTGTCATTGCAGACGGCGCTTGAGGCGCAGTAGTGTTTTGATTATTTTGCATTGTAGCTGGCGACGGTTGTTGCGTCATAGCTGTTTGATTTCTAGCATCTTGTGTTGCTAATCTTATCTGCTCTTGAGTAGTTCTAATAGACTGCTGTAGAGTTGCTATCTCACCTTGTTTAATTTTAAGAGATTCTTGTTGATTTTTTAATTGTGCATTAAGTTGTGAAACTCTGTCAGCACGCCCTGGCGCATTTTGTTCATTTATTAAATCAGTTACTTTCATCTTTTGTTCATTCCTTGTGATAAACGCTTACTTGCTGGGTTTACACGCTTTGTACGCTTTGCACGTCTTGCCATTACTTTACCTAAGCGTGCTCGAGTTATTTTCATTTGTGCACTGCGCTTTACATTTGGAGCAGCGTGACATGCAGTAGGAGACGAAACAATACGACCATGACGTTTGCCGCCAGAGCATCTGTATTTTCTTACAAGTGCTGATCCTTTACGTCCCCATATTTGTTTTGTTTCATTCATCTTAAGATCCATTCATTAACAGTACGCCTAATGTTCCCAGTAGCCCTACAATAATGGTTCCAGCTGTGGAAACAATAGTAGCAATCAAAGTTTTATTGTTACGAGCTATTTGTTCATTTTGGCTTCTTAACATTTTATGCACCATAGTAACAGACTCTTCTACTTTACTTAGACGATATTCTAGTACATCATACCGCTGAGCACATAAATCTACATGGGCTTCTAAATTTTCTTTTTCTAAATCTGTTGTGCTCATTAAGTATTCATCCCTATTTAATATACTATTTATTCGATAATTTTAAAAATAGTATTTCTATGTTGTTTGTTATCAGTGACAAAACATTGTTTCTCTATTTTTGCTGTTTCGTCTAGGTCTATATTTACTGGTATACTATCAAAGTCTTTCATTAAATTATCTATTGAAATACTGTCTTTCATGCTAGGAGTAAAAACAAAATTCCAAACTTGGTGTTCTCCTTTGAATTTACTTCCAAAAATCTCATCTACTTTTTCTTTTGATGATGTCAATTTGATATTTTCTAAATTAACTCGTAAACCAATAGTCTGTACTATCATATCATTGTTATCTTGCTGTAAAGATTCTTTACCTAATCTTTTCCTTACATTTGTATTAGTTATGTCAACAAGGGTTTTAATTAAAAACTGCATATGCTATTTAAGGTCATAAAAAAAGCGCCACTGGAAAAGTGACGCTTTTTTAAATCTATTATAATTGTATATTATAGACCTTCGAATGTTGTTGGTTCTGTAACTGTTACAGTACCGCCACCGCCACAGGTGTAAACACCTGAGCTAGTAACTGAACCAGCTGATGTGTCTAGTACTTGACCAATTGCTGTTGCTACTGAATCGATATCAGTTGCATGACGATCACCAACGATGAAAATTTCTAGTCCAGTAGAAATAATTTGAATCATCATTCCGTGTGAACCAATTGATTCTACAGTTTGCTGACCAGTTGCTGCTGTTAGTGCTACAGCATCATTTGCACCACTTAGTACACACTTATAAAGTGTTACCTGTGCATTACGTTGAATAGTACCAAGTGTTGGTGCTGTTGGATTTACGCGAGTTACATCTCTTGTTACGGCTGTTGCCATCTTATCTCTCCTTGTTTGAATCAAGGCAAACTTTTTGCCTTGTTAAAAGTATTTATCAAAAACTAACTAAAATAATTTGTTAATACTACTTTTTGTTTAGTTTTTTTATTCTTTTATGCAATAATTTAAGTTGAGATATTGCCACTGGTCCTGCTTTAACAAAATCGTGTACCATCTGTATTATAGGCAAATAACTTTGGATAAAGTTTATCGGAGTTGCTTTGCCTTGTGCTGCATATTCTACAAACTTAGTAGCTCTTACAGCATTTTCATTACCTACAATCAATCTATAGTAGCTGACATCACTAGGAGATTTTTCTAAATCTGGCTGGCTTATATCAATTTCTGTATCTTTAACTGTAGGATCAATAAGTCTATTAGAACCAGCCCAAGTAGAGTAATAATCTATAATATCACTTGCTCTAAGCTTAGCCTGAGCTGCGTGTAATAATTGTGTAATTACTTCTTGTTTTTTTGAAATATGCAGTTTAGGAAAATTGCCTGTGTCTCTTCTTAAGGTGCTATACTTTGACGTTTGTTGTCGTAGGCTATTCTGTACTTGATAAAAGATGTTAAAACTCTGTATAGCAGATGAAGTAGGATTAGCTCTAACTTGTGTTAAATATCCATTAATGGTCATTATTGGCACTTGGGTATTGCGTCGTATTTGTTTTGCACTGCCTGGATCTTTTAATTTATCCATTGCATCGTTGTCACCGCCTACAAAGTATAAAAAATTATAAAGATCGGTGTTAGCCATTCTAAATTGTCTATAGCCGTCACCGCTTGTTGTTTTTCTTAGATAATCTTGTAAAAATAAATTATTGTTAGCATCATGTCGCATTACTTCAATCATACACAATATCAAAAACATTTTTTCGCAGCAATCAGAATACGTTAATGATTTCTGATCAGACGAGTTTCGTGTCATCCTAGCTTCGTGAATTTCCTTAATAAATTCCATCATTATAAACCACTTAACTTTTGAATACTAGATAACTCTTCATTTACTTTATTTTTTTCGTAACAGTTGCAATGCTTGCAGTCTGGACCGCACTTACATTTACTTACTGGTTGTCCGCAACATGCCTCTGGGCACATTTCTTCTTTTGATTCTCTTTGCACTGCTCTATTAGCAGCAGTAAAGCCTGATCTATCTACAAGTTTAATTGCGCCTTCGGAATGGTCTAACACATATCCTTCACCACCTTTTGAGCCAGCAGTAGTTGCTTTAATAGCGCTATCGTGCGAATCAAACTGTTTTATTATATCATTTTTTATTTGCATTATACTAGCAACAATTTGCCACATGCCATTAAAACCATTTATATGCGTATTTAGATATTCTTGTATCCGTGCTTGTTTAGCAGGCGAAACCTTACTAGTGGCTAGCCATTGCATAAAGTCTGCACCGAGATTAGTTAACCCTGTGTCTACTTTTTTATTTAAATATGTATAGAAAATCATAGGCAAATCCTTCATCTTAAGCCTCGTAATTCTCTCTACGTTTAACATATCATCTATTTGTGCACCATATTTTTGTACAAGATTATTAGCCTCCCTAGCATGCGAGTCATTTACATTAGGTGCACGTTCGACAGTAACTGGCGGAAAGTATAGTACTTCGCCTGCATTCATCTGATTTAATATAGTTTTATCAACTGCGGTATCTTTACCATCCGGGGTCATAAATCTATGTACCACCACTCCACTTGTACTAGCACCAATTTGCTGACCTATTTCACTTTCTGCATCTACTTCATACGTAACAATGTTAGGTGTAAACACGTAATTTCCATTTTCATTTGTTGGTGTATCAAAGTATAACAAATCACCTTTTAAATAGCCTATTACATGCTTAGGAAAACTTCTTTGGTAAAGATCGTACAGCGCACTCATTTTTCCTGCAAACACTTTTTGAGATTCAGGATTGTTTGGATTTCTTTTACTAAACATTTTGTTTACAGCAGCCGCTGACGTAGGACGACCGTCGTAGCCTTTTGCGCCAAATCCGCTTTTATCTGTTAAAACAAACTTGCCTTCTTCGTTTCTTCCAAATATGATAGCAGGAGAGCCGTCCCATTTAATTGTCACATCTTGATGCCTGCCTTCTTCTAAACTTTTTAGTGCTTCAACTGCTCTACGAGCGCCAGCTGCACCTTCCCAAAACACAAGGTCTTCTGCGTGCTGTATACGAGCTTCGGCACCTTCAGTAATTATTTGTTTATTTTCAAAAAGCTCTTGTACTTTCATTAATCTCTACTCTTTATAGTTAATATGCGTAGTTTTGTATTCCTGCTAGATCTTTGAGTCTAGTAATGTCAGCACTTTCGGGAAGTTGTTTACCACGTTTTTCAAATGCTGCTCTAGCATCAGCAGTTAGTTCTTGATAATCAACACGGCTTCGAAGTGCGGTAAGAATAGTTTCTACGCTTTCTAAATCGTCTGGCTGAGCATTAGGTCCGATTAAATGCTGGGCTATTTCTTGTGGGTTACGAGTAATAACTTGATTACTCATGCGATCAATAAGGCCCTGCTGTGGGCTCCATTTATAGGCTTGCGCTGTTGCAATACTGCTCATCAGTATTTGTCTTTCTGCACCTGAGTAAGCAGTTGCATCATTAGACCCAGCCATACTCCATTTCATCCATTCGGGATCACCAAACATCAAATCTGTTTGAACATATCCATTTCCTTCGTCTCCATTTATAGGAGTAAGAAAGTGAACACTTATGCCTGTCTTGCGTATCCATGTTTTAGGGTCATGACCATTTTGTTCACACCAAGCTGCAAGTTTTTGCACAAGTTCATCTTTGGTTACTTCTTGTTGATTTACAGCTACATCTAGATCACCACTTGTTTCTTTACGCCCTGTAGATCCTAACATAAAATCTTCATGCGGTAAATTTGTTATTTTTTCTAACCAGCGTAGGGTAGGCACTACGTCTTTTTGGTCAATTCGGCGTGTAATTATATTGCCATCTGGATCTTTAAATATGTTGCCGCCTTCAAGTAGTAGGGCCATTTTTACTTTCCTCTATTATTTTTCTCATACCTCTGCGGAATTTTTCAGTGTCGCCAGTTTTTAAGGCATTTGTAAATTTCTTTTCTAATTTTAAACTAGCATCAGAACCATATTGATTATTAACCCTGTTTAGCAAATTTATAACACTTTCAAGAATATTCGAAGCAGAAGCTTCGATCATATGTTCAGATCCAGTGTGTCTGTAATTTTGTAATTCTTCTAAAATTGATCTAGTTTTTTTACGCATACACTATTTATTAAACTATAAACTAAATAGTTACGAGAAGGGAGAGCTCGCAAAATGAATATGAAATCACTTCGTGTCTCTGGGCGGGGACACGTACTAGCCAAGTTATCTGAATTCGTTTATGAAGAACCTGATGAAGCAAAAACTCTTGTAAACGATTTTGGTTTTCACACTTTTGAATATTACAATAGAGACGGTGCACAAGCGTACCGTTTTGAAAGCGACACTGATGTAGTGTTTGCTTGCAGAGGCACAGAACCAGGTAATTTTAATGATATGCTAGCAGATCTTGATGCTAGAAAAGAAGAAAGCGAAACAGTAGGCAAAGTACACAAAGGCTTTAAACGTGAAGCAGACGATATATGGGAAATGATATATGAAGATCTAGTTGCACTAAATGATGATAAACGTAGTTTATGGTTTACTGGTCATAGCTTAGGAGCAGCAATGATTACTATAATGGCAAGTCGTGCATGGGAAGATGATGCACTACCAGATCCAATTGAATTACATACATTTGGTTCTCCCAGAGCAGGTGATGCCCAGTTTGCAGACAGTATGAAAAATTACAA